CCCCGAAAAATCCGCGCCGCGCCTAAACGCCCGGATCATCGCGCTGATGGCAAGCGCCTCGCGTTCGGCATCTTTGTCGGCCAGTACTTCGCGCACCAGCTCGATCATTTCAACTTTCGCCGGGCTGTCCGGCGTCGGCAACGTCATTTCGGGACGCGGCGGCTCGTACCCGGCAAGACGCAGCAGCTCGGACACGTCCGCGTTCAGGTAGTTTGCGATGCGGATCACGACCTCCGCAGATGGGCGAGTGCGTCCGGCGATTATTTTGTTGATTGCGGGCGCTTGCACGCCTACAGCTGCAGCGAGCTTTCGCTGGCTGAGCCATTCGCCGTCCGGCCCTCGCCGGGTGCGCACTGCGTGATCGAGCCACGCGCCGAATGTGGTGCCTTGCTGCGTTGTTGGATCCATACAAAAAGCATACACGGAAAAGTTTCCTGTAAGCCATACCCGTGGCGGTTGACAATGTTTCCTGTAAGACATATAATTCCCGCCATCACCGAGAGCCAAGCGGTGAGGAGACCAGTAATGACCACAGAAAACGAAACCACCTCGCTGTGTCGCGCGTTCGCCGCGCAGGCGCAGCCGCACCGGGACGCGTATCGCGCCGGGCTTATCAGCTACACCGAGCTGCGTCGGCAGCTGCTCGTGCTGCAGGCCGAGCTCGGCTTTCAGCGCTGGCTTGCCGTCGGCACTAACGCGCTGCTCAGCGACGCCGGCAAGCGCGACGCGCTCGGCCGCCGCGTGCAGCAGCAGCTCGACGCAGGGCACCCGCTCGTGCCGGCCTACCCGACGCGCGACGAGCTGGCGATGATCGCCGGGGAGGCGCAGTGATGCCGAAGTCCCTGCCCGAGCTCGTCGCGCAGGTCGCGGTGCTGCTCGTCATCGCCGCCGTGTTCGTCGGCGCGTCCGCGTGGGACGCCGAGGCCGACGCCGCGTACGCCCGCAGCCGCAGCTGCGCGGCCCAGCAGACGTGCGTCGGAGCGCTGCCATGATCCGGCACGCCGTCGTCATCGCCATCGCCATCGGGCTGTGCATCGGATTCACCGCCCTCGCCGGTTCCGGCGTCATGCGCAGCGCTCACGTCGAGGTGCGCCCGTGAATGCGCACATCATGCAGGCCGTCATCGACATGGCCGCGGCAGTGCGCGAAATGCGCGAAATGATTGCGTCGCTCGACTCGTCGCAGCCGCTCTACAGCGCAGCCGCCATGCGCGCGCTCGTCGCCGACTACACCGACGCGAGCGCGACCTGGTATTGCGAGGCCGCGCACTACGACGTCGACGACGACGCCTACGAGATCGTCGCCGGCTGGAATCACGAGGTCAACGGATACGCACGCGAGGCAAGCGCGTGCGCCGCAGACGCCGATGCGTTCGGCGTCACTATGTATTAGTCAGGAGAAATATGGGAGCAATCGAAATCAGCACGCAGGCGCGCGAATTCAGCAGCGCCGAAATGGACGTCATCAAGTCCGTGATCGCGAAAGGCGCGACGGACGCAGAGCTCAAGATGTTCGTGGTCATGTCCGGCAAGCTCGGCCTCGACCCACTGAGCAAACAGATCCACATGGTCAAGCGCCGCGTGAAGCTGCCGAGCGGCGACTGGAGCGACGCGATGACGATCGTCGTCGGCATCGACGGCTATCGGCTGGTCGCCGACCGCACCGGGCGCTACTGCCCGGGCCGCGCGCCGACCTACGAATACGACGACGACGGGCGCGTGACGTCGGCCACGGCATACGTGCTCAAGCTTGCCGGCGGCGCGTGGCACGAGGTGTCGGCGATCGCGTTCTGGGACGAATACGCGCAGACGAACAAAGACGGCCAACCGACGGCGATGTGGGCAAAGATGCCGCGCTTGATGTTGGCGAAGTGCGCCGAGGCGCTTGTCCTGCGCCGGGCGTTCCCGGCCGAGCTCAGCGGCGTCTACACCGAGGACGAGATGGCGCAGGCAAGCAGCGAGCCGGCCGTCGTCCAGCCTGCCGTCGTCCGCCAGGTCGAGCCGCAGCCGCAGCCGGCCATTGCCGCGCCGCCTGACTGGAAGACCGAAATGATCGAGCTGGGCAAGCGTGCCGTCGAGGCCAGCAAGACGGCCGACGAGACGACGGCAGCCGCACTCCTCGCCGCTGCGCAGGCCGCGCGCACCGCGCTCACAAAGAACGGCCACAGCACGCCTGAAGAGCGCGCGCTCGCGACCGGGATGCTCAGGCGCGCCCTCGGCGAATAGACACGTGATCAGCCCGGCGCGTGCGACGCCGGGCAAAAATACACATGAAAAACAAAACGATAGAGGCCAAACCCGCAAATATCTGGCGAGAGATTGCCGAACGTGCGCTTGGCGCAGTCTCGAATATTCCGGTCGTAGAAGAAGAATTTACCGCCGAAAAGGCAATTGCGGGCCTTGCCTGGAATTTCGAATTCCAGCGCGGCAAAAAGCCCGCAGTCGTCAAGAACTTCCAGCGCATCATCGAAGATTTCAATTTTGCTTCCGGTTCAATGCTGCGCATTGCGCGAAACGACGCAGGAGACTGGGTGCTTATTGATGGACAGCATCGACTTGCCGCCATTGCCGCAAGCGGGGCAAAACTCTGGCTGCTCGTCGTAGTCGATTCAAGACCCGCAAGCCTGGCATACGCCAATATTGACAACGTTGGCACATTGCGATCGTCGCCCGATTCCGTACACAGCGAGCTCGGCTGGAAAACAAAAAAATACTAGAGCTCGATGGTTCCGGCTGCATACATTATTTCGCAATTGTTTGATCGAGAAGTCGTCAAAAAGTCATTAGTCCGAAACACCAGCGGCGTCACGGAATCAGCCGCAAAAATTCTTAGAAAATACAAGCCGACGTTTGAAAAATTCACCGAGCGGAATCGGGACGCAGCGGCAAGAGCCCCGTCCGCTGCGGTGTTGATAGTTGCGGCGCATTACCAGCCAGATAAATTCTGGCCGTTTTTTGAAAGAGCGCTTGCTGATGATCGACTCGCAAAAAACTGTCCTGAGAAAAAGTTGATCGCAATCTTTTCAAACAAATGCAGCCATCAAGACGACAGGCTAAGAGTGTGTATTCACACGATCCTGTGCTGGAATGCGGCCTACAAAAATCAAGAGCTGTTCAGCCTCCCAAAGCTTGACCAGAAAACATTAGAAGGTGCATCGATTCCTGCCATTCTTGGGACACCTTACACCGGCACTGAGAAACAGTGATTTATCGGCCCAGTGAGTGCGACGCTGAGCCAGCAAAATTATGGGATACACACAGATTGATCCAATTGGGTGTTTTTCCGGCCAAAAAAATAAAGACGAATACGTAAAGTTCTTCGCAACCATGATGCATGTAGAAGCCCCGTCTCCCAAGAAGAATTTTGTTTCGTTCTTGGTGTCGGCCGGAATCAGCAAGCAGGTTATTTGCCTGCACGTCTACGAAGACTATCAGCGCGACTGCGTAGATATTGCGAGCAAAAAAATTACAAGCGGAGATCAGGTATTGATCTGGGGAAAAGTGAAAGGCCTGTCTGCATTTGCTGGTCACAAAATGTACGGCGACGTGGCGCTAATTGCGTGCCACAAAGTGCAGCTCGTCAAAAAGTTGTTTACTTCGCAGCTTGAAGTTTTTGATCAGCTCATCAAGCAAAAAAAACAGCACAACGTCAAACCGGACTCGTACGAACTTGCCGAGTGGTGTTTTCAGCGCTGGCTGAAGGTTCCTGAAAATTGCACGCTGGTCAGAGAGTACGAAGTGCTCGGATACCGCGTGGATTTCATGCTTGTAAATCGCAGGACCGGCAAGCCGTATCACGCTTTCGAAATTGACGGCGCGCAGCATGATCGAAATCGAGAAGAAGACATCAAGCGAATGAAAGAAATTCGCAACGAGCTGCAAATTGAATTTACGCGATACAAAAACGAAGAGGTCTTTGCGATGTGCCGAAAAGACGGAATCGAATTTTGACAATGTCCGGCGCGTGCGACGCCGAGCGTATTACCACTATGAAACTCAGCGACTACGAAACCAGCACGCGAATCGAATTCAAGACGCCGCGCAGCTTCAGCCGGCAGCAGCGCCTGAAGCTCGTCGCGACGGCATACGCGCACCTGACCGAATGGACGTCGCCGCTGCCGCTGTGCGAGCGCGTCGAAGGCCTGCACGATGACAGGGGCGAGCTCGAGGTGCACTGGATCATGCAGCCGACCGAGCAGGACATGCAGCAGTGGGACTGGCTTTGGAAGCACCTGTGCTACGAGCCGTGCACCCGGCACTATTTTGGCGGCAAGGAAATCGCATGACGTACTACATCATCATGAGCAAGGACTACGGCTATACGCACTCCGTCCCGCGGATCGCGTACGTGTCGCGCGCGTCCGCAGAAGCGGCTCTGCCGGACGGATCGCTCTACGTCGCGGAGATGCGCGGCGTGGACGAGTGCGCAGGCGCAGCCGTTGTCTACGCGACGCTTGGCTGGGTACACGGCGACGAGGACAACGAGTTCCGCATGCCGGGCTGGTGCTACCCGGCGCGATACAGCCCCGACAATCTCGCGTGGGAGGTGCGGCCTTGAACGACGCGCTTTTCCTCGAAATGCTCAAGGCGACGACGCTCGCGCTGCGCGTCGCGCTCGGCCACGCCGAAGCGTCCTACGTGTCGACGGCGCGCACGATGGCCGGCGAGGTCATCACGGACGAGCGCTACCGCTCGCTGACGCCGACGCAGCGGGCCGCGATGGCCGACGCGGACACGGCGATCACGGACACCGCGAGCGCAGTGAAGGGGCTGAAGCATCGATGAACAAGCGCGAAAAGCAGAAGCGTCTGCGCGCGGTCCTCGCGCAGATGGACGCGCTCGCAACGCCCGCGCCGGCCAAGCCCGTCAACGCGATGGGCGCTCGCGCAGCGCGCGTGCGGCTGTGCGTGTATGACGCGCGCCCGCTCGGCGCAGATTGCGAGCTGCGCGCGCGCGATCACGCGAACGAATGCGTCGAGGAACTGCGCGGGCTGATCCGCGCGGCGATCGACCGGGAGCTGCGGCGATGAATCACACCATTGCCGTCGTCTCACTCACGCGCCTGCGCGCGATGTGGCGCTCCGTCGAATACCTCGCACGCGGAGGGCATCCCGCGCCGATGGGCATCGACCTGGTGCACATCAGCGTCGCGGCGCAGGCGCTCACGCTGCTCACGACCGACGGCGTCGCCGCAGCGTGGGCGATCGAGCTGGTCGAGGCCGGCGACTGCGAGTCGTTCGGCGTCAACGCCAAAATGCTCGGCGACGAGTTGGACGCGATGCACCAGGCGGGCGCGGGCGGGTCGGTGACGCTCTCGCGCGTAGACGACTCGCTCGTCCTCGAGCTCGAGGGCGGCGTGCGCGCCGACGACGGGATCACGCGCGCGACCACGTGGCGCGTCCCGATCACGCCTTACACCGTCAAGGCATGGGGCTGGCTGACGCACCTGCGACCAGACGTCGCCAGCATGGATGTGCGGCCGTCGCGCATGGCGCTTCCGCTGTGCGACTGGCTCGCGCTGCACTACTGCGCCGGCGAAAGCCCGGAGCCGACGATCGCCATCGAGCGCGTCGTAGACGGCGGCGCCTTGATGGTCATGTCGCGCCCGGCCGCGCCCGGACACGGCGCGCAGGCGCTGCGCATCGGCGTGCAGACGTCGATGCTGCGAGCGGCGCTCAAACGATCTGGCGCGCACGCGATCCTGCGCATGTACGACCAGTGGCCGACGCGGCAGGGCGGCATCCGCATCGACGCCGACAACGGCAGCACGCACGTGATCTGCCCCTACACGCCCAAGGAGCTGAAGTGACGAGATTTTTGAACCTGACTCCGCATGTTGTGCGCGTCTACCTCGGACGCGCCGACGACCCGCTGCTCGAGCAGGACTTGCCGAGCCGCTGGCTCGTGCTCCCCGTGACGGGCCGCATCGCGCACGTCGACCAGGTCGACGACTACCGCCACGACATCGAGCGCGTGCGCGTCCTGCACCACAGCATCGGCGCGGTCACCGGCCTGCCCGACCCGGAGCCCGGCGTGATCTACGTCGTGTCGTCGATGGTCGGCCGCACCGCGATGCGCGCCGACTGCCTCTCGCCCGACACCAAATCGGCCGCGATCTACGACGCGAGCGGCGAGATGTACGGCGTGCGCCGCATGCAGCGCTGGACAGCGCGAGGTGCGCAGTGATGTCCGTCGCCGTGGTGGACCTGCGCGGCAGGCCGACGATCGTGCGCCGTTTTTTGACCATTGGCGCGGCGTGCGAATGGATGGCGCGGCTCAGCGAGTCGCGCAGCTACGAGGTGTTCGCGTGCATAGGCGACGGCATCCAGCAGCTCGGCCGCGACGAGCAGGAACGTGTGCGCCGGATCCGCGCCGCGATGCACGCGCAATACATGGGCCGCATCGGCGCGCTCTCCGGCCCGCGCTACGACGACGACGGGGAAGAGGTGCGGCCGTGACACGCGAGGACCTGCTCTGCGCGCTCAACGCAGCCGGCTGGGACGCGCGCACGGCTGCGCTCTCGCTGCACGTGTCAATACACACCGTGTACTGGAGCATCCGCTGGCACGGGGTGCAGGCGCTGCGGCCGTGCTCGGTGTGCGGCCGCGTGTGGGATCGCACGGGCAACCGACGCGTCTGCAGCGACGCCTGCCGCGTTCACGCCAACCGGACGCACGTGCGTCTGTGGAAGCGCAGGCGCGCCGCCGCTGCGCAGGGAGCGCGCTGGTGATCGCTGTGCTTACGCTCACGTTGTCGATCAGCGCCTACACGCCCGGCGCCAACGCGATCAGCGGAGGCCGAATCATGGCAGACGGACGCGCGCCTTTCTTCGGCGCGTTTGCCTGCCCGCACAACATCCCGTTCGGCTCGCGCGTGACGCTCATCGGCCGCGCAGCCGAACGGGCGCGTGAGCTGCGGCTGCCGACGATCGGCGTCTGCGCGGATCGTTTCGCGCGGCAATACGCGAGCGGACACCTCGACGTGTGCATCCCGGACGGATACGCCGGGCACAGCGACGCGGCGCGGCTGCGATGGGCGCGCGCGTGGGGACGCATGCGCGGCGAGGTTGTCATTGACACATCGACCGCAGGAGGTCAATAATGGATCACGAAGCAGGCGTCGCAACCGAGCCGCTGCCGTGGATTGTGGGCGTGCCAAAGCCGCCTTATGCAGACGACCCGTGGTTCGCCCGGTTCTGCCTGATTGCGGCGCAGATCATGATGGAGCATACATGTGGACAAGACGATGATGGACAAACAGCAACAGCAACTTGCGCAGGCGTGGAGTGACGCACGCGTCTACGGATACGTGCGCAAGTCGCTCGTGCTCGGCGAGGAGGACCGCATCTCCGAAGTCAAGCAGCGCGACGCGATCGCCGCGGAGTGCGCGCGCCTGCACCTGCCCGAGCCAGAGTGGCACGCGGATACGCAGGGGCATCGCAGTGGGCGCTACGAGCACACGCGCCCGGGCTGGCGCACGGTCAAGCGCCGCTTCCTGACGGCCGACAAGGCCGTGCTCGTGGCATACGAGCTCGACCGCTCGAACCGCAACGTGATGGCGATGGCGCAGCTCATTGAGACCATCCGCACGAAGCCGGATCGCTACCGGCTCGTGCTGGTGATGAACCGCTACGACAGCGCCCGCGACGGATGGGGTGCGCGCGAAATCCGCGCCCTGCTCGACGACGCGGTTATGGCGCAGTTCGAAAGCGACAAGGCGAGTGAACGCATGGCGGCGACGGCGCAGACACTGCGCCGGCACCTGGTGCCGTGGGGGCGTCCCGCATACGGATACATGCGCGTCGGCCGCGGCATGAAAGCGCGCCTTGTGCCGACGGCGTTTGCCGAGCAGCCGCGCATTGTGCTGCGCGCTTACGTCGCAGGCGAGGCGCTGCATCGCGTCGCAGCTCGGCTCAACGCAGCCGGCGAGTGGTATCACCGCCCGATCTTCCAGGACGATCGCACGACGCGCGTCCCGGAACCATGGACGCAGGAGCGCTGCGAGCAGATCGTGCGGCGCGTCATGCAGTACGCCGGATTTCTTGCGACCGGCTCGGGGCATGTGCGCATCCGCCCGATGCATCAGGCGCCGACGGGCAGCGTGATGTCGTATCACGCTGCCGAGTACGGATACGAGCGCTCGCCCAGCGTCGAGCCGATCATCGACGACGAGCTCGCCGAGCGCGTGATGGCGATGCGCGCCGCGTGGTCCAGTCGCTGGGACAAGTCGCCCAACAAAGCGTTCTGCTCGGTGCTCAGCGGGCTTGCTTACCACCAGGGCAAAAAGGTGCGCAGCCAGACCCATGACGGCATCCGGCGTTATCGCACGCGCACAGCTCCAAGCGTGTCGTGGTTGTGCGCGGACGTGGACCAGCGCATCGACCAGCGGCTCGGCGCGCTGCAGTTTCCGGCCGGCGTTATCGCGGGGATTCACGCCGAGCTCGACGCGATGCAGCCGAGTCGCCAGAAGCGCGCGAGCATCGACAAACAGCGCAAGCGCCTCGAGCGCGGCCTGCTCAACGTTGAGCGCCGCTATGCGCTTGGCGAAATCAGCGAAGACACGTATCGCGCGCTCGCCGCGGAATTCTCTGGCGGCCTCGGCGCGCTGCACATCACGCACGCCGTCCCCAAAGACCGCGTGGACCGCGCCATCGACGCGCTCAACGAGCTGGGCATCGCATTCGGGCGCGCGACGCCGCGGCAGAAGAACATGCTGCTGACGGCCATGTTCGAGCGCATCGATCTCGACGAGCGCGGCGAGGTTTGCGCCGTGCACCCGCGCAAATGGGCGCACGAGGCGTTCGGAGCGTTGCTGCGGGGCTGGCATGGGGCGTATGGTTACCAATCGCCCAGCGAACAGCTGTTATCTCCGAGTCTGGTAACACCGATTGACGCGACAGCAGCCGCTCACTGGCTGTTTTCGCGCGTGAAATTACACACCGAGGAAAAACAAAAATGACCACTACCCACACCGTGACCCTCTCGCTTGAGGACTGGTTGACCATGACGCCGGTGCTCGATCGCGTGCTGTCTGCGCCGTATGCAGACATCCCCGGCAGCGTCGAGTCGGCGCGCCGGCTGATCCGCGTGCAGCGGCTGATCGATCGCGCGCGCGACGACAGCGGGCTGGAGCCGATCACGACGAGCCTCGCGAAGCAGTTCGGCGAAGCGAACGAAAAAACACAGCGCTACGATTTCCCCGACGCAGCAAACTGGGCGCGCTACGTCGCCGGGCGTCGCGCGATCGTCGACGCCGAGGTAACGCTTGAGGTACCGCTGCTTGTCGCACGCGACATCAGCATCCCGCTGAGCGCTGCCGAGCGCGCGGTCATCGCGCCGCTCCTCGCGTAGAATCGACGAACACGCCCGGCTTCCACGCCGCGCGAATGCCGGTCTGCCCTTCTTCCTCCGCCAAGATTTGGAAGTGCAGGCCGGTTTGCTTTTTCCGTTGTGCGGATTGCGCGGCCGCTCTTCGCGTAGAATAGCCAAGCCCGCACCTGGACTCGATACACACCCAAGGTGCGGGTTGTTTGTTTTTCACTAGCCGGTGATCGTGGCCCAATACGGGATGTAGCGCACCGCTGTGCCGACGTAGATTTTGAGCCAGCCGACGCTGTCGCGTGCCGTAGCGCCGTTCACCTTTACGGTTCCGTTGCCCGTGCTGACGCCGTTGGTCACATTGCTAAACCCGACCGTGGAAGCAGCGCCGGTGCCATCGCCTTCGACGGTCAGCAGTCCGGCGGCGCGCACCCTTCCAGTCCCGGCCGGCTGCAGCAACACACTGTCGTTGCCGTTGAGAGCCTGAACAATTGCTGCGCCTGACGAAGACCAGAAAAATTCAGCAACATCAGTATCGTTTGAGCTAAGCGTCATTCCGTGCGTCTGCGCTCCAGTGCCCTGTTTGTTCAAGTGCAGCGTGTCGCGCGGCGCGGCCGGACGGTTGCTGTTGCCGCCAGCGTGCACGAGCATGTTCCCGGTATTCCCCTCGAATTTGACGCGCTCACCAAAGCTTTGTGAAACAAACGTCAAATCGGCATTGAATGGGCTTGTCGCGTTTGTGGCAAACTGAAGATATCCTTTCCGAGAAATGGTTGTGCCGGATTCGTACTCAAGCGTAAACGCGGCCGATCCATTTTGCGCGTTTGTGGCAACGAGCTTGGTTGAGTTTCCCTGCATGTAGAGCTGCCCGGTCGTTGCAGCTGTGGCTGCGCCGACGTTGAGGCCGCCGGCAACCGTAGTGGATCCGCTCGTATACAGCGTGCCGGCTGCAGCGGCCGTGAAGTCCTGAGTGCTCGTAACGCGCAGTCCTTTCCCGTGCAAATTGATCGCGTTGGCGTCCAGGCGGGCGCTTGCGCTGTACGATGGGCCGCTTGCAGTGATTGTGACGGCCGAGTAGCTTCCGCCGCTTGTGGACGTGTCCTGCGCTTCGATCTTTATATCCGGCTGCGTCGCTCCGTAATTCAGCAACGACACAGTCGTCTGGACCGTGCCGTCGGTAAACGCGTAAAGGCCGCAAAACGTTGTGGAATTCGCGCTAAAACGATACCCGTTTACAGAGCCAAGCGACCCGCGCGACGAAACCCAGCTTACAAGCGAAATCCCGTCACTGTCAAGCGTGACGTCGCCGCCTCCGGCCTTGAGCGTGCCGTCGGTCGCGGCGTGCCATTGCAGCGTGCCGCTGTTGTAGCCGCCGATGCGGCCAAAGTAGTTTCCGCTTGACAGCTCGGACCAGACGCGCAGCCCGGTAAACGTCGCCGGCGACGCCGTGAGTGATCCTGCCCCCTGCCGGATCTCGCCGCTTGTGCCAATGTTCAGCACGTTGTCGATGCGCGCGCTCGTGCTGTCCATCGTAATCACTGCGCTGCCGGCCGCGTTGCGAATGGTCAGCGCTCCGGCCGTGTCCACCTGGAAGCGCGTCGTTGTGTCGCGGACCACGCGAAAGCCGTTGTTCGAGTCCACGGCCACAAACGTCGCCGCGCTGTTGCCTGCCGCGAATCCGAACGTATCTGCGCTATAGCCGTAGCTGCCGTTCAGGTTGCCGAGGCGCGCGCGAAGAGCTGCGTCCGACCACGGGCTTCCCGCGGTGGTCTGCGTGCTGATGTTTGGCGCAGCGCCGATCGTGCCGTCCGCGCTCAGCGTCACCGCGCCGCCGCCGGACGCCGCGCCCCAATCCACAATCGCCGTGCCGGAGGGCACGAGCGCGCTTGTGCTGCCGGACTGCAGGCGCAGTGTGTAAGTGCTGTAGCCTGTCGCCGTGGTCGGCGCGGCGTCGACCGTAAACCACGCCGCCACGAGCGCCGTTCCGTTCCACGCGCGCACTTGCAGCCGGTCGCCGCTGGCGAACAGCGCCGTCGTGCTGGCCGGCGTCGCGTTTTTGATCTGCACGCCGCTGACCGTGGTGTTGGTTGCCGCGGGCGTCGTGAAATCTGCATGCACGACGGACGCACTGTAGTAGACGCCAAATGTCCCAGCCGTGGCGCTGACTTCGTTAAACCGAAACACCGCGGCTGCGAGCTCTCCGCGGATGCGCACGTTGCCAAATTCCGCAGCGCCGTCTGCGCCGATGCGCCATCCACTCACGCCGGACTGGTAGGACGTGGATTCCATGGCGTCGCCGCTTCCGAGCGCGAGCACGTCGCTTGCCTTGCGCGAGAGGTCCACGTCGCCCGTGCCGGATCCGATGCGCAGCGTCTGTCCGGCGCTCACCGTCGCGCCTGCGCCGAACACGGGACGCGCGCTGTGCGTGTGCACGCCGCTCCAGCCAAACGCGTATGCCTGGTTGACGGCGACGGTTGACGTGAGCACGCTGATGCCCGCGCCCGCGCCGACGGCGAGCTCGCCGCTGCTGAACGACAGGCCGCTCGTCGTCGCGCGTCGCACGCGCACGGCGTCCGTGTCTGCCGCGATGCCGTCTCCGGCGCCGACGGCGAGCGTGAACGACGCGCCGAGCGTGCCGTTGCCGGTCAGGCCCGCGCCTGCCGTGATCGCTGTGCTCTGCAGCGCGTAGCGCGTGTCCGCCGCGCCCTGAAAATCCGACAGCGCCATTGCGCGCATGGACACCGCGCCGCTCGAGGAGGCCGGCGTTGCCGCGAACAGACCGGCCGCACCGCTCGGGAGCGTGTGATGGCTGCCGAGCCAGTCGTGCGGGCTGGGCGTGCCGCCGACGACGGATGTGCCGCCGACCGACGACGCGCCGACGGACACGCTCGGCATCCCGCTGCCGCCGCTGCCATACACGACGTACTGCCCGTCCTGGTAGGCGACGCGCACATGCGCGCCGGCATACGTCGCACCGACGAGCAGCGCCGACGGGATCACCGCGCCGGTCGACAGCTCGATCTTTGCGCGGCTGTTCGTGACGCTGAGCACGGTTGCGCTCCGCATCGGTTCGTCGCGCCTGCCTACCTCGCCCAGAAAGTCGCTCATGCTGTCACCCTCGCTTCGTACGATCCGCGCACCGCGCGCAGATCGTCGGTCGTGTAAAGCCGCGCCGACGTCACCGCCAGCGTCTCGTTGATCGTCGGCCGGTCGCCGCCCGCGTCAGTCGTCACTGTGATCTGGTCCTCGGGCTGGACTTCAAGGAAGCCGCCGCCCTCGAGCGTGCGCGGCTGCCGAAATTCCTCGGCCTCGCGCGCAAGCAGCTGCGCGTCCGCTGCCGCCAGCGAGTAGCTCGTCGCCGTGTCGTTGTCCGACGCGCCAAACCGATAGCCGTAGTTGCGAATGAATGCCTCGTCGAGATACTCGCCGCTGGTCGCGCCGTTAACTTTCAGATGCCCGCGCTTGCTGCGCCCGTCGAACCCGCTGCGCACGCGCAGCACGTTGTCGCCCATCGTCCCGGCATTGTCGCGCGCCCAGAACCGCGACCATTCGATGCCGCCCGTCGGCGTCGCACGGCTGCGGATGTGACGCGACTGCGTAAGCGCAGCAATGGCAGACGCGGCCGTGCCGCCCTCGCGCATCGTGTAGCGCGAGGTGATCTCGTCGCACAGCTCGACGAGTCGCCACGTCGACGTATACGACCCCGGGCTTGTGCTGTAGCTGAGCTGCACCGGCCCGGCGGCATACGAGCGGAACGGGATGCGCGACAGATCGAACACCCACAGCGGCTGCCCGTTGATCTCGACGCTTACGCGATCGTCCTGCACGGCAACCATGAGATCCACAAGCCGAGTCGTGTCCTCGGTCAGCGTGTAATTTGGCGACGTGCCAGACACCGACCCGGCGAGGTTGCGCGCCGTGACCGGGATGCCCGGCGTCTGCGCCAGCCAGCGGATGCCGTCGGCTGCGGCCGTCACCGTCGCGCTCGTCGTGGCCAGCCCGATGCGGATGTTGCCGGCTCGCCCTGCGGCGTAGTCTGCCGCGGTCGCGTACTGCTCGATGGTCAGCCGGTAGTAGCTGCGAAAATCGATCTGCAGGCGCTTGCGACTGGTGACGCCTGCGTCGCCCGTGCCGCTGGTCGAATTGCCGCCGATGTGCACGCGCGCGCGCAGCACGAAATTGCTCGCGCTTGCGCGCGCCGGCGCGGACTGCGGCGTCGTGGTCAGCGTCAGCGACGCGTCGCTCGTCGGCGTCGTGTGATCGTTGCGGAATGCCGCGTCGCGCATGCCGGCCTGCGCCGCGAGTCTGCGCACGGCGTCTTCGACCGTCACCACGCGGCCGGACCACGCCGCCAGGTGCGACACCGTAACGCCGTTGACCGAGCCGTCCGTGTTGCGCGGCAGGTACAGCACGGGCGCGTCGGCGTCGTGTCGCTCCTTGGCCGTGCCGTCCTGCGCGCGCCCGCTCAGCACGAGCATGTCGCCCTGCCGCGTGACGGCGCTGCCGCTGGTCGCCACGCCGATGATTGGAGACGGGTACGGCGCGTCGAGCGTCACGTACGACGTGCTGCTCGTCGTCGGCGAAGAAATGTAGGTCGCGCTTGCGACGCGATACACCGCGTCCACCGGGTCGGCATTCGAGGAGTTCGAGCGACTTACGATTTCTGCGAGCAGACCCGCGGCGTTGGGGATCAGGCCGAGGTCGTCGCCGGGCTGGTTGCCCGACGCGTCGCGCCAGTTGCGCAGCTGCGTGCTGCCCGCGCTGATGCTTGGCAGCGGCGCGTAATACGCGGGCATGATGACCCACGTGTGATTGTTGGCCGCGTCGCCCGGATACACGCCGCGTTTCGCGAACGAGACCTGCAGATAGCGCATGCGCTCTTTGCCGGCGATCATGTATTGCGGCGTCGACGTGCCGTCCGGGATGCCGACGGCCGACGCCGCGCCGTCGAAAAAGCGCCCGTGGTGGTAGACCATGCGCCACGCCGACGGCGCGCTGCCGCCGTATCCGCTGGCGCCGCTCGGCAGCGGGTTGGTGTCGTCCCACGCGCCATACGTCGACGGCGAGCGGCTGTAAATCTGGTGCACCTGCCCGTCTGTGCCAATGGCGCGGATGCTTGCCGCAGTGTTGTCCTCGCTGATGAAGATCGCGCGACCGTACGAGATGGTCGAGAGCTTGACCGTGCCCTGATCGGTCGTCACGACGGTGCCGCCGATGGCCGTCTCGCGCGATCCGCCGCTGTCCGCCGTGCCGGACGTATCGCCGACTGACAGCAGGTACACGTCAATGCTGTAGTTGTTGACCAGCGTGCCGCCGTTGTCCCATACGTTCAGGTTGGCGTCGGTCGTGATGCTGCTGGGCTGCACGGTGACGATGGTCGCAATCGTGTCGGCCACCGGCGCGACGAGCCGCACGCGCATGCCGACGGCCAGCGCCGCCGTCGACGCGAGGTTGTTGATGACCGTGCCGCTGGTCGTGCTGCGCTGCCCGGTCTGATACAGCCGCGAAAACGAGTCGTTGTTGCTCGCGTTGCTCAGCTGCGCGCGGATGTCGCCGTATTTCGCCTGCTGGAACCATTCGGTGCTGCCGGCCACGTCGGTGCTGATTGCAATGCCGATCGAGTCGCGGCCCGTCTGGCTGCGCTGCGCGCGGTAGTCGAACAAAAATTCTGACACGAGCGCGTAGGCGCTGCTCGCCGCGATCGTTGCCGCGGCCGTCACGCGCGGTTTGGCGTAGAGCTGCACGCGCCGCCCGAACACGCGCATGACGACGTCGTATTCGGTGTCGGCGTCTGCCGTCCACGCCGGCTCCGTGACATACGTGCCGCTGACCGCCTCGGTGCGAATCGCGCCGGCCGAAATGGCCGCCCACAGCGCGTTGACGCGCTCGCCCATATTCCAGCCCGTGTCGTCCTTTTGCGGCTGGTCAGGATCGACGGCCTTCAGCGACAGCGCGCGCACGCGCGGCTTGGTCTGCGTGTAACCCGTCCACGCATTTGCCTTCGGCATCAGCATGACGTTGCCGCCGCCCTCGCGGTTTGCGCCAAAAATAAAACCGACCGACGACAACGCGCATGTGTTTGCGCCGGTGAACTTGATGGTCGCCGCCATGATGACGTCGCCGCTGTCCTCGGCCTCGCCGGCAAACCCGACGAACGGGTTGTTGAGCCCGGAGTACTGCAGGCCGGTCGACGTGCCGCGCACCTCTTCTTCGCCCTCGTCGCCGCGCACGGGCGTCATCACGTCGAGGTCCTCGATGTCCGTCAGTGCAGACGCATACGTCGCGCGTCCGCGCAGGTCGGCGTCAATCGGCGTAACGTAATCGATGAGCTGCGCGCTGCCGCGGTCGATGGCCGTGATCTCGCGCGCGCCGAATCCGCTCGCGGCGATGTCCTGCCCGCTGTCGTCGATGACGTAGCGCCCCACGTCGACGAGCGTGCCGTCGAGCCCGCTGCGCAACGCGATGGTCGCGCCGTCCACCAGATGCGTCACGGCCGCAAGCGCCGACCCGCCGCCGCTCAGCGATTCGTCGGCCAGCGTCACGCGCAGGCTGTCGGCTGCGTCGCTGACCTGGTGCAGCTCCCATGCGCGCAGCCAGTCGTTCAGCGGCGACGACTGCGCAGCCGACGGCGCCTGCAGCTGCGTGACGGTCGACGAATACGCGCGCATGTTGCCGGCGTAGACGAGCACGGTCGGGCTGTCGGCGCGCATGAGCAGCGTGCCGCGCAGCGACGCCGACGTCAGCCACGACGACAGCTCGCCAAACGACCAGTTCTCCCCGTCGGCGCTGACGAGCGCGAGATCCCACGCAGCCGCCTCGACCGTCGTCGTCTCGGTGATGCGCGACTGCCGCGCGAAACGGGCCGTGAGATACAGCGTGCCGTTGATCGCGGTAATGCTGTAGGGCATGAGCGAGAGCAGCGCGGCCTCGGGGTCGATCGGCGCGACCGGCCGCACGCTCGACTCGACGCCGTGCTGCACGGTCCACGACACCGCGCGCCCGCGCACCTGATCGGACGCGACGATCACGATGCGGTCGTCGACCGCCGCTGCTGTGACGTGGCAGGCGTACTTTGCGCCGCCGTACCAGTCGCTGCTCCAGTTTGCGGCGTAGGCCGTCGTGAGCGGCATCTGGATCATGTTCGACAGCGCGTACGGCGCGCCGTCCGTGTCCAGCCACCAGAAGGTCAGGGTCGAGAGACCGCCCGTGAAATCGTGCGACCCGATGCAGACGATTGCGCCAAGCTCGGTCGGGCACACCGCCTCGACGCGCTGCACGAGCGACGTTGAGGCAAACGCCGCGCCGCCGAAGATCGTACCGAAATCCGCAAGCGTGACGGTGACCGGGTTGGTTGTGTCGGTGAGCTGCGCGCGTCGCACCTGCACGCCGAGCGCGTCGTGGTCGGCCGTATACAGCCACGTCTGCCCGTTCGCAAGCGTGACCAGCCCCGGGCGCATGCAGCGGCCGGCGACCGTCGTTGCACTGGTCGACGACAGCGCGTAGTCCGCCGCGGTCGTCGTGTCGATGATGCGCACGCGGTGCACGCCTGTCGTGCTTGTCCACGACGCATACGCCAGTACCCCCGACGACCGCATGGCGTACGACTGCGGGATGGCCGTGTCGACGGCCGCGTTGGTTTGCGACGAGAGCTGCCCGAACGACCAGACCTCGCGGCGCGCGGTGACGTCGTGCGACCATTTGACGACCGGCTGCCGCTCGGCCGTCGAGAGTGCGCCCGAAATGGTCCGGCTCATGCGTAGGCCTCCAGCGTGATCGAGACGAGGTACCAGCCCTCGGCCCCGTCCATGAGCGCAGGGAGCGCCGGCGCCGGGTCCCACGTGGATGTCCACAGCACGTCGCGCGTCGTGCCGTACGGGTCCTGGTATTTGAGCTTGCGCGCGGCGACGGTGCTCGCGAAGCGGATCGCGCGCAAAGCCGACAGCGAAAAATAGTTTGTGTCGGACTCGGTCTCGCGCACGTAGCAGTCCATCGTGTAGGTCGGCAGGTCGATGTCGAGCGCGCCGTAGCGCTTGGCGTTCAGGGTGATCTCGGTGGCGATCTGCGTGCCGCTCGTCTGCCGATACGACTGCTGGAACACGCGCACGCGCTTGCCGCCGCCGATCGCGCCCGTGCCGGAGAGGATGATGTATGCGTATGCCATCTAGCGGTAGCTCCTGCGCTGGTTGCCGCGCACGCCGCGCACGGTCGTGTCGTCTGTCATCGCCGTCGCGAGCACGCGGCCGTTAAACACGACGTTGACCGAGGATCGCCCGCCGACCTTCCTGCCGCCCCCGCCGTCGCCCCCGTAGTCGCCGTCGCTGCCTGTGGTCCCCGTACTGCCGGCGCTGCCCGTGCTGCCGGTCCCGCCGGTGGCTCCGCGCGGCGTGCCCACGGGCGGGTTGCCGCCGTAGAGCGCCGCCCACACGGCCGCGAGCTGGTCCATGCCGAGCACCTCGACGTTGAGCCGCACGGTGCGGTTCTGCATCGCGCTCCAGCGCGTGTGTGCGTCGAGCAGATCGTCTGCGCCGATGATCTGCATGCCCAGCGTCACGGTCTTGCTCGGCAGCGTGTTGATGCCCTTCGACAAGTCCTGCACCTTCTCGATGGACTTTGCCGCCACGCCCTGAATCGCCTCGACGTCGGCCGCAAACTGCCCGGCGTACTGGCCGGCCTGATCCATCGCGCCCTTGTTGTCAAGCAGCCCGGCGCGCAGGCTCAGCAGCGTCGCGAGCGCGTCCTCCTGTGAAATGCTCCCGGCGTCGAGCGCCTTCATGACGCCCTTGACCGCCGCTTCCTGCTGCAGCTGCGCAATCGTCGTCTCGCCCGTCGCGACCTTCCACGCCATCTGGAAGCGCTGGCTTGCGCTCATGGGCTCGAGTGACTGCCCCATCGCGCTGCCGATGCCCTGCGTGCGCCGCTCGAGCTCCTGCTGGGCGTCGGCAAGCCCGCGCGTTTCGTCGGCGAGTCCACGTGTCGCGCGCGCTGCGCCTCCCGCGCTGGCCGTGCGGCCCTCGAAGCTGGCGTTGACCTGCTCGAGCCACGCGTTGAGCTGCGCGTCCGCGTCCGTCATCGAGCGCGTTGAATTGAGCGCGCGCCTCTGCTCCATGTCCGTGTTTTGCAGCGCGCGCTGGCGGTCGGCGTAGGCCGTGTTGCCAAGCCGGATTTTCTGCAGCTGGACCTCGTTGCGGTCCATCCATTTCTGTTCGTCGTTGCCGAGCGCCGCGCCGGCGCTGCGCGTCTCGGCGATGCCGATCAGCCTGGCCGACTCGGCCGCCCGCAGCTGGCCGTATGCGACGTACGCACGCGCGGCCGCGAGTGCCGTCGCGTTGAGCGCGACCGTCGCGGTGTCCGTTGCGGACGCCACGTTCAGGGCCTCGGCTGCGTAGGCCGCCTGCACCTGCGTGCCGGCCAGCATGATGTTGTGCTGCGAAAATGCAGCCAGGCCGTACTCCTCTGTGTTGTTGAGCGCCTGCGCCAGCACGTCGATGAACGCACTGTAGGCCGGCACCACCTTGTCCGCAATCTGAATGCCGATGCGCTCCTGCGAGCGGCCGAGCCGGTCGAGGGCGTCATCGGCGCGGTTGGCGGCGGCGACCATCGAATCGTCCATGACGAGACCCGCCTTGGCGAGCTCCGCAGAATACTGCGCCAGCGCCTCGCTGCCCTGCGACAGGATCGGGATCATCGCTTCGCCCTGCCTGCCGAACATCTCCATCGCGAGCGCGGCTTTCTCCGGCCCGTCCGGCATCGCCTTGAACCGGTCGGCCAGCTTCATCAGCTCCGTCTGCACGTTGGCCGTCGGGCCCTGCATCTCAAAGACGGTGCGCGAGAATCGCGACATCGAGGAGCGGAAACTCTCGAACGAAATCTCGTTCTCCTCGGCGATGCGCGCAAGCGCCGACAGTTCTGTCGCGGCCATGCCGGTGCTCTGTTGCAACTTGCCGATGGCCACGCCGGTGTCGATAAATTTGGTGACGGTCCGCTGCAGCGCGCCGATGGCCGCAGCTGCCGCGCCGGCAAGCGCCATGCCGAAGCCCGCGCCGATCGTCGCGCCGATGCCCGGGCCAAGAGACCCCTTGAACGAGTCGGCCATGCTCTGCGCCTCGCCGGCAACGGCGGTCTTGGCAGACGCGAATGCATTGCGCAATCCGCCCGCTGCGGACTGCGCAGCGCCGGCGACCTTCTGGCCAAGGCCATCGAACGCCGTGCCGATCTGCGTGCCCGCCTGCCCTGCACTGGCCGCGGTCTGCCGCAGGCTTGCCGACAGCTGCCGCAGGCCGTTGATCGCCTCGGTCACACTGATGTTGACCGAGCCCTCGACGCTGCCGATGCGTGTTGCCATCTACCACACTCCTGAGTCCGGTATGGCCATGCGCCGTACCGGGAGACTGCCGGGCACGCTGTAGCGCTGCTGCGGCTGCGCGGCCTCGCTCGGCTGCACACTGACAGACGCGAGCACCGCGACGTCGAACTGATACGCCAGCCTCGACGAGCGAATGCCGACGATCTGCGACGGCCGCTGCCCGTACGTCTGCGCGACCATGTGCAGCGTCGTCACGTGGTCGCGTTGCCTAAAAAATTGTAGAGACCGACCGGCGTCGAGTTGACATAGTTCACGACCGAAAGCTTTTCGTCGGCCGTCATCTCGCCGAGGCCGATCTCGTCGTCCGAATCCGAGACGCCGTCCACGACGCGCGGCTCGGTGATGACCACGCGACAAATCGCCTCGACCGCGTCCATGTAGCGCACGGCGTCGGTGATCGTCATCGTGCCCGCGCTGAAGATTTCTTCAACCGTCGGCAGCAGCGGCTGCGGGATGTGCCCGGCGCGCACGAGGTCGATCAGCGTGGCGCGGCGCACGCGCAGCACCAGGCCGGACGCTGTGGTGAGCAGCTTGCCGGCCCGGCGCTCCCTGCGCCACGTGCGCCGCTTGTCGGCCGCCTGCGCGCTCAGCTCCTTGTCATCCATAGGCTACGCCGGCAGCGCCGCTGCGGTTTCGTTGGCGACGATCTCGGCTACCTTGTCGGACGCCGACGAGTCGGGAATCGCGACAAGTTTGCACTTGGTGACCGCGAACGACCCTTCTTTGAATTCGCCGTCGATTTCGGTGACCTTGCACTTGAAGAACTTCACGTGCAAATCGTCCGTGCTCTCGCCAAGGATTTTGCCGTAGACCGCCAGATACGGGAACGAATCGCCGCCGGTCAGCGGCATCGTGCCCACCTCGGCCGCGCCCGTGCCGGTCGTCGTGATCGTGCGGCCGGTCAGCGCCGCGTAGAAATCCAGATCCATGCCGCCCGCTTCGAACTCGAGCTCCATGTGCGTCATGTATGTCTTGGTGGCGACCACGCGGTCGTTGCCCATCAGGTTGGCGCTCGTGATCGACTCCTTGAATTTCAGCGTCTGCGCGGCGCGGTTTGCGACGCTGGCGGCGCTGCCGTTCTTCACGCGCACCTCGCGGCACCCGTAGGGGTAATTGGAAAACGTCGGCATGTGTGTGTCCTCCGGAAAACAAAAAAGCGGCGCTCGTCATTGAGCGCCGCACAAGCGGTTGATATGTGGTTGTGCGCGGATTATCGCACGCGCCCCTACGCGCGCATGCGGGTCACGTTGTAGCGCTGCATCGCCATCGACGCGTTCAATGTGTCGTCCCACTGGTCGTTGACCTGATCGGCAAAGCGCACCTCAAACGTCGCAGCGCCCACCTTGCTGCGCTGCAGCAGCGCGTAGACGAGCTGCATCGCCGCCTCGATCGCGTCGTAGCCCGTGCGCTGATAAAAGTAGATCGCGACCGGCGTGCGCACGCTGTGCACGAACGGACCGTCCGGCACCTCGGTCTCCATGCGCACGACGGCGCACGGCTTGAGCTCGAGCGTCGTCGCGTCGAACGCGCTCGGCGTCGTCTGGCGGCTGATGATGTCCTTGTGGACGCCGCCCGTGAGCACGGCCATGATGCCGGCGTTGGCGGCGATGGCCGCGGCGATGTCGTCCCGAATGGTCATACGCCCTCCTCGTCTACGTCCATGCGCTTGTCGATCGTGCGCTGGTCGCCGGTCAGCCAGGCATCCAGCGCGTCGATGGCGCGCGTGCCGCTCGGCATAGCCAGCACGTTGCCGGCCGGCGGCGACGCGCTCGACGACGTGAGCGCAGGCTCCATGCCGCGCCCGTATTTGGCCGAGTATGCATCCATGTCCGGCCACGACTCGCCGCGCAGCCAGCCGCGCATGCGCGCGTCAAAATCATCCGCCTGCATGGTCACCGCCGTCGAAAAGCACAGGCAGTTGGGATGGATCGGCAGCGACACCTCGCCGATCGGGTAGATGCCCTTGCCGTCGCGGCCGTCGCGGATTATCTCGTCGCATATGTCCTCGACCGGGTGCTGCGGGTTGAGGTTGATCTGTTCCTCCTGCACCCACGGCTGGTCGCGGTACGTCGCCTGCGACGCCTCGTGGTGCACGCGGCTGATTTCCGTGCGCGCCGTGCGCAGCGCGTTATACGACACACCCTTCGGCTGGCACGGCGACGCGCCCATCGCCTGCGAGACGGGCGAGCCGCTCAGCAGGCCGGCCATGTTTCCGTCGGCGATGTCGCTCTTGGTGAGGCCGAACAGGCGCGTGCGCGTCCAGCGCGGACAGTCTTGCCCCGCACCAAGAAACGACTCGAGCGAGCGCGCGATGTCCCACGCGCTCTTGCCCTGGCTGATGCCCTGATACAGCACGTTGCTGGCGCCGCCTCGCGCCTGCTGCGACGTGCGCCAGATCGTGTCCGACCAGTTGCGCCCAAAGCCGCGCGACGCCGCCTGCATGACGCTGGCAATCTGCGGCTGGAACACGTAGTCGACCTCTTCCTCTTCCTGCGTGATGCGCGCTCGCGCCTCGGTGATCGGGACGCCGCGCATCATGCGAGCGTGCATGCGGCGCATGGTCCCGAACGGCAGCGACGCCGCCTCTCGCCGCGCCGCGCGCGTGATCGCGACCCAGCGCCCGAGCGCGTCGTCGATGAGCCGGTTGATGCGCGGGCGAATGATGCCGAGCTCGAGGTCGCTCACCATGCCGTCCCGATCAGCGCGCTGCACGATGAGCGCCGACGCTTTGCGTGCGGCATCGCCGAACGCCTCGGTCACTGCGCCGATCGTGTAGAGCTGCAGACGCAGCAGCGCGATGTTCTGCTGCCGGTATTCCAGTCCCGCCATTACTGCCCTCCCATGGCCGCGGCGATGGCGCTCGGCATGGTCTCGGGCGGCGTCGGCGGTTCAGGGACGATGGCGTCGAGGCCCGGCATGAAGCGCGTGAGCATCGCGTGCACGGCGATAGGATCGTACCCCAGCGCCTGCAGCGCAAGGCCGGCCTCGGCCGCCGCCTTGAGATTGCCGGCCGTGAACGGCTGTTTGGCTTTCCACGCGATTTCGTAGTCAATCGACTCGGGCAGAATGCCGGCGAGCAGCCACTCGAGGTGCAGCATCGGCTCGACAATCTGCGCCTGCAGCCACTCGGTCATGCTCTCAAGCGTGCGCTCGTACTGCTGCTGCTGCTCGTCGAGCACGTCGCGGTTCAGGTCCTGCCCGTAGCCGAGCAGGCCGAGCGCGATCGGCGACGCCATGCCAAGCGTGCGCACGTGGTGCATCACGTCGTCGTACTGCGCGAGGTTCGAGTCGCCGTCGAGGCGCGTGATTGTGGAGTTGCCGAAGAAGTCGGTGACGGCGGCGTATGGGTCGTTGAGCGCGTCCTGGTTGGCCTTGCGGTAGCGTTCAACTTCCTGCTGCGACCCTTCGACGCGGTGCGAGTAGCGCAAACCGCTGCGCGACAGCCGGCGCACGGCCATGTTGCGCTCGCCGTCGTGCACGTATTTGGCCGTCTGCACGGCCGAGCCAAACATTGGGTTGCCGTAGCGCTCGCCGTCGTCGTGGTCCCAGCGCGCGTGGATGATCTGCCACCGCGCGAGCGGCACGGCGTCCTTCGGCAGCGCGTCGCCGGCCATCATGGGCGTGTCGCCGATCCAGTAAAACGCGCGGCTCGGATCGTCAAACTGATCGAGGCTGTTGGAGCTGCGAATGATCTCGAGCGTCGGCTTGCGCGTCACGGCTGCGATCTGCCCCTGCGCGTCCACGCCGATCTCGAGGAACAGATCCCCGTCGACGAAGCACAGCCGCGTCCAGTCGTCGAGGCGCGACGTGAGTTTCAGCCGCTGTTCCTGCGCTGCGGCGATGTCGGCCGCGCGCTGGTCTCCGCGCACCGTCACGGTGTAGCCGCCTTTGACGACGTCGGCGCTGACCGACTTCAGAATGCGCCGGATGCGCGCGTCAGTGCGATACAGCTCGCGGCATTCGCGAATCACGGACGCACGCGCGCGCGAAATCGAGAAGCGATCGCTCGACAGCGACGGCATCGACGCAGGCTGCGGCGTATCGTCGAGCGTCGTGCGTGTGCGCGTCGTGGCGCTGGTGCGCCCCAGCAGACGGGCGATGGTGTCAGTCAGTGCCACGGTTAGGCCTCCTCCAGAATGCGCGACAAGCGCTGCTCAAGCTCGGGCAGCCGCGCCTGAATGCTCGGCATGATGATCGCGTATTTGCCGGCGTTGCTCAGCTCGAGCCAGCGCCCGTATTCCATCGTGTGGCCAAAGCGCGCGGTGATGGACGCCGGCGCATTGTCGACCGCGTGAAACAGGCCGTTGCGCGCGTTGCCGGTGCGGTCGGTCCACGTCGCGTTGCGGCGCATGTCGTTCTCGACCTCCTGCGCCCAGTGCTGCACGATCGCGCTCAGGCCGGCCTGCAGCTTGATCGCGTCGATCTGCTTGGCCATGTCGTCAAAGTTGACGGTGAACGCAATGCCGCTCACTGCGTGGCCTCCACGTCGCACAGCGTCGCCGCGCGCCGGTCCGGCCGCACGTAGATCACCTGCCACACGACGCCGCCGCTCGTGAAGCGATCGCCGATTTGCACATCGGCGCTCGTCGCTCCGACGAGCGTGCCCTGCGCCGTCGTCTGCGCCAGCCCGGCCGGCGTCGGCGCGGCTCCCGTGTTGCGCGAGCCCGCGCCCTTCAGCGCGAGGCGAAACGACTGCGCGGAAAGCGTGGACGTACCGCGACGCAGCGCAATGCTTGCCGCGTTGTCCGATCGCAACTCGTCGAACGCCGCGCGAATGCTCTCCATGTCGCCGCTCGTCAGCATGTTATTTCCACGCCGTGTAGTCCGACCGCACGCTGACCGTGCCGCCGCTGCCCGCGCCGCCGCCGAGCGTATCGACGATGCGCTCGTACTGCCGGTCGATCACGTCGGCCGCCATAAACAGCGCCTGCCCAAGGCCCTTCTTGTCGACGCTCTCGTCGCCGATTTTGTACGACCACGCGTTGCCGGCCTCGCGCATGGCGAGCATGCGCAGCAAATCCGCCTGCGCGCGCAGCAGCACCGGCTCGCGGTCGCGCGTCTGCATGTCGGCATACGTGCCGCTGGCTGCTGCGTGCGCCGCGTTGTATTTCAGCGTGCGCTCACTCGAGTAGGTCGGCGCGTCGTCGAACACGAGCGTATTGCCGAGGATCTCGTAGACCTCGTCCTCGGCGTCGCCGAGCGGCACGATGCCGGCGCTCGTGATCGCGACGTGCAGGCCGAGCACCTCGGCCGACTCCAGGCTGACGAGAGAGAGGAAATCAGCGGGCAGTGCATACGACGAAACGCCCGCCGTCACGGCGAGCGTCGTAGTGCGCACGAGCGGCACGCGCTGCGAGTACGCAAGCACGGCGGCGTCAATGGCGTCGGCGTACTGCGTGCTGCTAGGCGCGCCTGCCCTTGCGGGAAGAGCCGCGGTCAGGCTGTCGATCAGCGACTGGCGGGTGATAGGCATCGTGCGCCTCCTCGATGGCGACCGGCTGCGGCTCCGTCATGGCGCCGTCGTCGATCTCGGTCACGGTCAGCGCGCCGGGCTGAGCAGCCAGCACGCGGTCGGCGTAGCGCCGGTGCACCACCCGCGACTCGCCGGCGTAGAGCCAGCATTCAGCCACGAGCACGCGATCGGCGACGGCGGCGATTTTGACAAATCGTTTCATAGACACAGGGCGCGCACGGTTTCCCGCGCGCGCCCGCTAGTGTGCAGCCGTCTAGGCCACGATCATGAACGCGCCCTTCTGCGGCACGGGTGCAGCGCTGGCGTTGAAGCCCTCGATGTACCACTGATCGTTTGCCTTGAGCTTGTTCGAGTCGTAGGACGGGAACGGCCCCTTGACGAGCAGCGGCTGGAAAATGCGGAACATCACAAGCTCGCGGTTGCCCACGATGATGTCGGTGTCCGTCATCTGCGTCGTCTCGAACACGTCGAGGCCCTTGATGCGGCCGACGAAGCCGGTCGGGTTGAGCGCGCCGTCCGGGCGCTGTCCCGATGCGCTGAAGCCAGTCCAGTTTGCGATCAGGTCCGAGTTGGTCGCAGACATCAGCGCGAACGTCGGCTGATAGTTGCGGTTCAAGACCTTCACCTTAGCCTTGCCGATCGTGGCCACGCCGACGCTGTAGTCCGGCGTGCCGCCGACGGTCCACGTGCCGCCGCTGTTGGACGCAACCGACTTCACGGCCTGAATTGCGAGACGAATCAGGCCCTGATCGATGATCCGGTTGATTTCGTTCGTCATGTTGGCGACGGCCCGGGCGGCCACGTCGTAACCGAGCTGAGAGCGCCCGAAGACGATCGACTCATTCGTGATCTCGACGGCGAGCCGGTCGGCCTTGGCCTCGATCGCGATGCGCGACAGTGTGTTTTTTGCGCGCTCGATCGCGGCGTCCTCGCCCTTGCGGATCGCCTTGTACTGGTAGTCGATCTTCAGCGACTGCGACGCGGTGATCGCGCCGCCCGCGGCTGGGAAGAACACCAGACCGTTGGCGTAATCGACGGTGTAGTCGGCGCCCTCGGTGTAGGTCGTGGTTGCTCCGCTGTTGGTCACGACGACCGTGCCCGGAGTGACGCGCTGCGCGGCGAGCGCCTTTGTGTTGCCGAGCGTAGCCGGTGCGGCAACGACTTCATCGACCACCGTGGCCGTCAGGCCGGTCTCTTCGGCGTACGACTCGTAGTACAGGTACTCAGGCGAGTTCTGCATCAGCGCCGTGTCAAAAATGCCGGTCGCGACAAGCGACGGGAACACCGCGGCGTTGATCGCGCGGCTGACCGTGTAGGGCAGCGTCAGGTCGGTGGCCGTGTGCGCTTCCGCGAACAGCTGGGCCTCGCGCTGCAGCTGCGCGCCGTACATCTCGTCGTAGCGCTTGAGCACGCTGGCGGCAAGCCGTTCGTTGGCGGTGCGCGGCTTCGACGATTCGAACAGCGTCACGCCGCGGCGAGCGGCAACTGCTTCGGCGAATTCGTGCGCCGGCTGGGCGTAGGACGGCTGGCCCGTCTCGCGCTCGAACACGGGAGCAACCTGCACGCTGGCGAGCGGGCCGGCGTAGCCCTGCGCCTTGAGTGCACCGGCTGCCGCGACCTGGTCGAAGCGCTTGCGCAGTTTGGCGGCGCGGCTGGCGACGGCAGACGCGTCGGCGGCGTCCTCGGTCAGCTCCTCGCGGAACTGCGCGTTCAGCCCAGCGTCGTAGGGCAGGCCCTTGCAGGCCTCGTCGATCGCGCGCGTGAGTGCGTCCTGCTTGCGGCTCTCCTCGAGCTGCTTGGCTGCGTCGCCGGCGCGCTGCGCTGCGGCGATGATGTCTGCTTCGGTGGCAGACTCGGCAAGGCCGAGCGCCTTGCGCATGAGTTCGTGGTTCACGTTGTCCTCCGTGTGTGTGTCTGGTTGCGGCGCAGCTGGCCGCGCCGATTCGATGACCGAGGTGTTAATAAAGCTGGGCGTCAGCACGAGGTCGTACCCCGTGACGTGCAGCTCCGTGACCTCCTCGATCTGGCTTTCGCCGATGTCGACGACCTGCGACATGCCGTGCCCGCGCAGGCTGCCGCCGGGGAACACGCCGATCTCGGCCAGTGCCAGGATGTCCCGCCCTCGTTGCGTGTCCGCGATGGTGCCCGTCAGGGATACCGCGCGAGTCACGTCGTCGTAGGACACGTCGGTCCATGCGACGATGGTTTCGAGGAGCTGTGGCGCCTGGAGCTTGTCGCTCGGGTGATCCGCTTCGCCGACAAGAGGATCGCCGTCCGGCGTGCGCAGGACGGCGACCCTCCCTTGTCCGTTTGATTCCGCGAGCAGCGGTCGCAGCTCATCGACGGCTGCGCGAATGGCGGCCTCGGTGTAGCGGCGTCCGTTGCGATTGACCACGCCTGCCGTGATCGCCTCGCGGATGGTGATGGTGCGGCCGCGAGCGCCGCCCTGCGATTCGCCGATCTCGCCGACGACGGCCGAGACCGATTCGCGAATGCGAACTTTGCGGGGTTTGAGGGTGTTGCTCGTGGTCATTGTGGAAAACAAAAACGCGGCACTCGCTGGGAGTGCCGCACAAGCGGTTGCTATGAAGTTGCTGCGCGAGTATAGCGCATCAAAACGGCGAGCGCGCAATCGACGGGGCCACTGCCGCCGTCGTGGTGTCCGCCGCGTGCCACGCCAGCGCGAGCGACATCACGCAGTCGTCGTGCATGCCGTCCGGCGCGCTGTAGCGCACCGCCCCGCCCTCGAGTCGTTTTGCCTCGTACGCCTCAAGCTCAGCAAGCAGCGTTTCGTCGTGCGGGATGCCGATGCGCCGCTGCTCGAACGCCGCAGCCAGCCCGCGAATGATCTCGGCCTTCGTCGAGCTGGTCGTCGTGAAGTCTCGCACCGGCACACCCATGTCGCGCAGCATGTCATTGTTGGGCTTGCCCATCGCGTTGGCCTCGCCGAGCAGCACGTCGACGCCGAAGCGCCTGCACGCTGCCGCGATGCGCTCGCGCTGCACGGCGTATTCAGCGCCGTTAAAACGATCCACATGCACGACGGCGCCGTCGGTCGCGTCAACGATGGTCAGCACGGTGTAATCGGTCGTAAGCGCCCAGTCCAGCCCGGCCACGTGCGTGTGGTGATGCAGCGGCAGCGCTTCGCGGATGCAGTCGCGCACGCCGCGGAACACGCCGCCGCCCGTGTCCACGAACTCGGCAAGGATCTCCTGGCGGAATAGATACTCCGGCATCGAGCGGTGCATCTGCTGCAGCTCGTCAAAATCCACGTCCGGGTTTTCAAGCGGGTGCGGCTTGCGCACGAGCCGCCCGGCAATCAGCTCTGCGCCCACGGTCGGCGCGCGGAACGACGCCGAGTCGCCGCGCTCGGCCGCCAGGTGCCACTGCTGATAAAACCAGTTTCGCCCTTTAGGCGTGCCGATTCCCCACATCCAGCCGCGCGTCGAGATCAGCGTGGGGCGCAGCACGGCCGTCCACGCTTCTTCTGGCACGTCGGCGATCTCGTCGATGACGATGCCGTGCGCCGTGAAGCTGCGCACGTTGTCGGGCTTCTGAAGCGAGCGGTAGACGATGCGGCCGCCGGCCGGGAACGTCGCCGTCATGCGCGACTCGTTGAACGTCGCGATGTCGTGCGCGGCGTGTCCGGTCTCCTCCATCGCGACGCGCGCCTGCTCATACGTAGGCGCGCACCACATGATCTGCGCGCCCTGCAGCGCGTGTTCGACGGCGATCGCCATGACCATCGTGGTCTTGCGCCAGCGTCGGCCGGCCGACAACCAGTTAAAGCGCTTCGCCCGCGCCATCACGTGCATCTGGCCCGGGTGCGGACGCGGCAGGATCAGCTTCATAGTTCGTGCGCCAATTGTTGGTGTATTCGATCTCGATGCGCTGCGCGCCCGTCGTTTCGACCTGCTGCTTGAGCACGCCGAGCAGCTCGGCCATCAGCCGCGACGCCGACACGTCGCCGCGCTGCGCCTTTTCCACAAGGGCGGCGACGGCCGTCGGGAAGTGACGGCTTACGATGCCGCGCCACAGCGATTCCCATGCATTGCGGAACGCGTCGTCGGACTCCATCCAGCGATAGAACTGCGACCTGCTTACGCCGGCCTCCGCGCAGAGCGCCGTGATATTGCGTTTCAGGCCGCCCTCAAGCGCGGCCTCAATCAGCAGCCTTTGCTTTCGCTTGAGGCCCGCGTACGTCGTATTTTGTCGCATCGTCTCCTCCCGTGCACGCCACGCGCAGCGCGGTCTCGTCGCGCTTGTAGCGCATCATGGCGGTCGCCGCCTCGAGCGCGTGCTCCGGCAGGTCCAGCGTCACGCGGATGCCGCCGTCCACGAGCGTCTGCACCTTGTAGACGACGGCATCGAACGCGATCATGATCGCCGCCCCTGCCAGAAATCCGTCAGGATGCCGACGTAGCGCCGCACGTCGTAGCCCCTCCATCCCTGATGCGCGCCGATCTGGAACAGGCACACGCCGTCCATGACCACGGGCAGCGAGCGGCGATAGCCGAGCCACCAGGAGCACCAGCGCGCAAACTGATCGTCGCTGTATCCAGCCCACGGGAAGCCGCCCGCGCCGGCTTCGACGCCGGTCTCGCCGCACGTGTGCACGACGCTCTTTGACCCGCCGCCGGCCTGCCAGAACGACGCGTCGCGGCCCTCGAACCATTCGGGCGCGATGACGGGAGCATCAGCAGGCGGCGCATCGGCAAAGCGCTTGCCCTTCGTGTATAGGTGCCAGCCCACCTGCACGCGCCCGGCGTTTTGCGCGGCAAACGCGTAATACGTTTCTTTGTACGCGCGCACAATGTCCGGGTTCGTAATGTCCGGCGTGCCGTGCGAAAACTCTCCGATGACGATTTTGCGGCTGGGATTCTTGGCCCACATCGCCTGCGCGAATGTGCGCTCGTAATCAAAACGCCGGCGCAGCTCGTCCGCGTTGCCGTAGCCGATCCAGTCCCCCTCGTTTGCGCAGGTCGTCCACATGTTGCCCGGAACGTTTGCGAGCCCGGCCCCGGCGTGATCAGCAAGCCACGCGGGATCCGGCGCAGACTGAAACCAGAAACGCGCCATGATCTTGGCGTCGGGGTATTGCCGAGCCGCCGCCGCCGCGCCCATGAGGTTGTCCATGAAGAGCACCGAGCGGCAACCTCGCGCGAGAGCGTCCATGCCGGCGTCGCCATCGTTCAGGCAGCTCACGCCGAGCAGATATTTGGCGTGCGTCCATCCGCCGGGCTGCGGCGCAGGGGCGACCGGCTGCGGGGGCGTCGTCGTGCTGACCCAGCGCCAGCCGTCGGCGCGCAGGTAGCCGTCGGTGACGCGCACGCCGCCAATCGTGACCGACGTGCGGCCCCACTGCATGCCGTCCGCGCCGGTCACCATGCCAGCCACGTCGAATTCCTGTCCCGGCTGCAGCAGATAGCCGGTCGCGGTCGCGGATGCGGTCGATGGCGCGCGGCGCACGTTCCACGCCGTTGCGCCGATGCGCGCCTTGCCGGATGTTTGTGTCATGGGGACCTCCTTGAGCGTGACTCGGTTGGGGACGACGCTGGACCAGCGCCGCGCGCCGGCTTCCGCCTGGTCGAGCACGGCTTGCGTCGTCTGGATGTGCGCGCCCGCGTTGCCGCGCCAGAGCGGATCGTGGTAGCTTGTGCTCGACAGCCGCACGATCCAGTGCGCGAAATTTCCGCCGGACTGCAGGCGCACGGGCAGCAGCCGGTAATCGACGAGCGCAATGTATGGGTATTCCGCGCCGGTCGTCGGCTTCAGCGCGACGCCGACGGACTGCCCCATCATGAGCAGGTCGCGCTGCGTCGTGCCGTCCTGTGGCGCGTCGAAGCGTCTCGAGAGGTCGGTGACGGTAGCGCCGTTTGCGAGCTCCGGCCGCACAGCGCCGGCAAGCATCGCGACACACGCCGGCCCGCAGTCGTTGCCGCGCGGCGCGTTGTCGAGCTGATTGACGTAGGGGATGCTCATTCGCCCTCCTGCCGCCTGCGCATTTCGTCAACCCACTCCGGTTTCACGTCGATGCCTGACAGCCTCAGCGACGCGACAACTTCGCGAATGATGTTTTCGCGCGTGTTGATCTTTTCGAATGCCTGCGGATCGCGCTGCAAATTCAAGATCCACGCGAACACGCGATCGAAGTCTCGATCTGCATCATTTATCAATCGCCGCCTCGCATGCGGTCGATTTCGCGCGCGAGCGTATCCAGCTGCGTCGAGATCCGCGAGATCGTCTGCGCCAGCTCGTCGAGCTTGGCAAGCACTTTTTCCTCGCGCGCCATGAGCCGCTCCTCGCGCCGGTTTGACGTGTAGAGCGTGTACATCAGCAAGAACGCGAACATGGCGGGCACGCCGCCGCTGGTCAACAGAGACACCAGGGACGCATCAGCCACGGCTCGGCCCTCCCGATTCAGGGATCCACAGCAGCGCGGCCAGCGCGAGGCCGGCGACGGCGAATACGGCGATGGCGATCAGCGCGTCAGCCATGGCTGCTCCCCGCCGAGCGCTGCACCGCGTGCGCGGTCTGCTGGATCAGGATCGACACGGCCGTGATCGCGATCTGCAGATACGGCGCGGTGGCCGTCAGGGTCGACGGATTGGCCGCGAGCCAGTCGTGCGCAGCCATCGCGCCGACGGCGATCAGCACGGCAACGAGCGTGGCGATTGTCTGCTTGCCCTGCGGCGACAGACTGCCGAAGCCGTCAAGGCGCTCGAGCACGTACGCCGACACGGCGCTGACGCCTGCGCCGCCCAGCCAAACCAAAAATGCAGACACGTCCATGGTCACCTCCGGGAAAACAAAAAAGCGGCACTCGCGATTGAGTGCCGCACAAGCGGTTGGGTATTGAGTTTTGCGTCGGCCGTCCGCATGTAGAGCGACGCAGCCGACGGCACGCAGAGTATAGCCGGCTAGCTCGCGTCGACGGCGCGCGACGTGCGCGTCTGCACCTCCACGCGCACGCCCTGCCCGGTCATCACAATGCGCGCCTCGACGGCTGCGCCGTCGAGGTAGGCCTGCGTGGCGTGCGCCCGCGCCCACTGCGCCCGCAGCACCTCGAGGATCTGCTGCTCGAGCGGCAGCGGCTCCGCGCGCGGCGTCATTCCCGCACCCGCCAGAGCGTGCGCTTCCCGACGGGGCGGCTCGCGACAAGGCCGTCGGCTTCCATGAGCCGCAGCGTTTTCAGCGCGCGCTCGTAGGTCCAGCCTTTTTTGGCCGCGAACCACGACGTGGCGAATTCTCCGGCGACGGGCCGGTCTTCGGAATATCGATGCGCGATTTCGAGGAGTCGCGCGACGTCGAAGCGCTCGACACGATGCGCGTCTGTTCCGGGACCGACCACATCAGTTTTTGTTTTGCCCACTCTCCCTCCCTGTGAATCTCGATCAGCCACGTGCCGACCTCGAATGCATCGCGCCGCGTGACGCGGTGCGTAAACGCCGTCTTAAGCTGCCATGCCGGGACCACCGCACCCCAGCATGTCGGGTAGGCGTCGCCGGTGTCGGCCACGCGGTGCACGTGCCCGCGCAGCACGACGTGCGTGTCCGGGCGTTCCATGAGCATCGCCGCCGTTTCGCGCCGGATCGCGCCGCCGTAGACGCGCGGGTCGTCGCCGCCGCCGCCGACGTGATGCGCCACGTCGAAATGCACCCCGGCGACGGTCAGCAGCAGCCGGTAAAACGCGTGCATGCCGGTCGACGGATCGCGGCGCGCGCCGAGCTCACGGCCGATCGCGTAGTCCGTCGCCGCCCCTTTGCCGCTGTGCGCCTCGGTGCCGCGCAGCACGTACAGCTCATGCGCGAGCGTCATCATCGGCTGCATGACGTCGATCGCCGCCGACGCCTGGATTTCCGGGGCCTGCGCCAGCAGCTGCGTGCTCTCGTGGTGCCGGCCGTCAACAAATTCCCCGAGGCTGACCACGACGACGTGGTAGCGCCGGCGACGCAGCTCACGCACGCGCGCCACCAGGTCAAGCCAACGCGCCCACAGCCACAGCTGCGCGTCGTTCGGCATGTAGCGCCCGCCGTCTTCGAGCTGCACGCCGTGCGCCGGGCACAGCGCGACCGACGACCCGACATGCAGGTCGCCGATGGGCACCACGACGATCGGCGAGCGCGCGTAGCGCGTCACGCCGACCCTCCGGTTACGAACATTCGTAGATCGCAAAAAACGGGGAAAAGCGTGTTGACATGAGGCGTAATATTAGCTAATATAAGCACATCAAACACACCCGGACGCGCAGCCAAGCGCGCGGACGGGCACTCAGACAGGAGACCAGAACCATGACTAAGATCACCATCAAAGCCACGCTCATCGGCAGCACCAGCCCCAAAGACATCGTCATCGCCACGTGGGACGGCCGCAACTGGACCGGCGACGCAGCGTTCACTTCGAGCTCGACCGAGCAGCAGATCATCGACGAGCAGTGGGCGTGGGTCCAGCTCGGCGAAGCGCTCGACGAGGGGCACAAGTACGGCGAGTTTGAGATCGCGGACAGCGGCACGTGGCGCTGGACCATCGAGGACGTCGACGGCGCGCCGTTCATGCCGAGCGCGACGGAGCAGCAGCCCGGCCTCAGCGTCGGCGAGCTGCAGCGCGAAGACGCGCGCACGCAGCTGTTGCAGCGCATTGCCTACCAGTGCACAGGCAGTGGCCAGACCGAAACGGCATTCCGCCAATCTGTCCGGCGCGAATACCCCGACCTGAAGCTCGGCCGCGACGAATGGGCGCGCGTCCTGCGCTTCCGCGACGGCGTAATCGAGCGGATGGGCCGCTGATCGCGATTCCGCCGGGCGTCGCACGCGCCCGGCGCTTTTCTTTTCCATGTCACACATACGCAATCCCGACGGCGCGCCCGTGACGCGCTGGCAGGCGTGGGTCGGCGACGCGGTCGCCGTGACCATCGACGGCGTCGAGCTGGTCGGCACGGTCGCCTCGATGGCGCGCGGCCCGATCGCCCGCATCATCATGACCGACGGCCGCACGATCGCGCTGCGCATGGTCGCGCACGCCGAACGCCCCAAGCGCAAACCACGCGGTCGAGGCATCATCGCTCCTCCCACACCGTGACGATGTTGGCGCCGGCTTCGTGCTTCCGCAGGAAGCCGGCGAACTCGTCCACGTCATCGGCGAGCACGCACATCAGCGTCAGCCGCTCGTGAACCCGCATCTCTTCGGCAAACTGCGTCTGCGACGGACGGCGCTTCCCGCCGCGCCGCTTGACCTCGATCAGCAGAGTGTGTCCCAGCTTCCACGCGATCACGTCCGGCACGCCGACCAGCTCGCCGCTGACCGCGCGCGGCTGCGAGAGCTCGCGCACCATCCAGCCATGCCACCGCAGGCGCGCCACGATCGCCTGCTGGATGTTGCGCTCGGACGCCGTCACATCGCCTCCGGCTGGATGTGCAACGGGGTGTGGACAATTGCCGACCACGCCATGAGCGGATACTCGGCCATGATCGCGGCGAGTCGCCGCTCGAGCTCAAGCAGGTGCGCCGTCGTGCACGGGTGCTGCATGTCGACCGTCGCCCCGGCGGCGCGCCGCAGTACCTCAGACGCCACGGCGCGAGCGTGCAGCGGGACGTCGGGATCAGACCGCACGTCCCACTGCTCCCCGGCGATCATCTGGCGATGCAGCGACCAGCCGTCGCCGTCGACGTGCGCAGCGAAATCCCAGCGCGACGACGAGCGATGCCACGCGGTCAGCACGGCGTTAGAACGGGAGATCGTCATTGCTCCTCGGGGTCACCGCAAACGCGGCTGGTCGGTCCGCTGCGCCGGCTGCGTCGTCGCCTCCGGTCGGCAGAAAGCGCACGTCGTTGGCGATGATTTCGTACGCCGCCTTGGCCGTGCCGTCCTTGGCGATAAACACGCGCGGGCCGCCGGTCGCCGGGTCGACGCCGAGCCTGCCCTCGACGACGACCATGCGCCCCTTGCTCAGGTACTGGTTCACGACCTCGGCCTGCTTGCCGAACACCGACACGCGAAACCACGTCGTCTCTTTCTGCCGCGCGCCGCCGGCCTGCCCGACCGAGCGATCGGTGGCGACCGAAAACGACGCGAGCTGCTGGCCCGACGCGAGCAGCTTCATTTCGGGGTCGCGGCCGAGGCGGCCGACGATGGTGATGAGCTGATACATGCTGTCCTCCGTATTGTCTTTCCCATTGCGGCCCGCTTGACCGCGTATTTCCGTTGCTCGTATTCGGCAGCTGCGCGATCACGGCAGTCGTCGCCGCAGAACATGCGCTTGCCTTTGAGCGCCGCGCGCGGGCACATCCGCCCGCAGCGCAGGCATGGCGCGTGCGTGACCAGGTGCAGCGCGCCTGCGCGCGTCGCCGCTCTCCGAAACCAGTTGTGCGGCTTGCCGTGCGCCTTGCCGGCTCCGATGATGCTCCAGCCTGCGTCCTGGATGATTTCGGCCAGCCGCTCCGCGCTGAACTCGGAAGCTTTGCAGCGCTCAACGTAGTTGCGCAAACCCCAGCGAGCGATAGAGTCCCACATATTGGACGCAGAGCATCCGACGATCCGCGCAGCCTGCGCAACATTGCCAAACGTGCGCCACAACGCGTCGCGGTAGCGCCCCTCGAGCAGCTCGCGCCCTCGCGGCGCGTACGGATCACGCCCGGCGCGAATGGCCGTCTGGTGCGCGAGTTTCCGCAGCTCGCGGACGCGCTTGCACTCGGCCGAGCACAGCAGTCTGCGCGCGTTCGTGTCCTGAAATTCTGCGCCGCATTCGATGCACCGACGCGGGAGCGCCAGTGCATCGCGGTCCGCCTTGGCGAGTCCACTGCGATACACGAGGTGCCGCGCGGATGCAAGCGGCATGTCCAGCGCCGCTGCGATCGCATGAACGTCGCCGTGATGCTGTGCGGTGAGCGCCGTCACGCGCTCGGCGTAACGCCTCGCTTTGGCCTCCCGCAGGGTCTCGCCGTTGCGCGTCAGGTATCCGGCCGTCGACCAATTTGTGACCGTGCCGATGCTGGCAAACATCCGGCGCGCGATTTCGGTCGCCACGTAGTCGCACTCGTCCGCGACCTGGCGCATCTGCTCGATATCCGCCGGGGTGATTCGCGCCGGCATTACAGCTCCCCCTCTTCCTCGAGCTCGCGCCTCGCCTGCTCTTCGATGGCGCGGCGCTGTTCGGGCGTGAACATCGCCTGCGGCTTGCGATGCGTGCTCGAGTATTTGCTCACGGGCGCAGCCGGCTGCGCCACGACGGCGACCTGCCCACGCCGCTCGAACTGCAGCCAGAGCTCGGTCACGCGCTCGGGCGTCGGCACGTCGCCGCGTTTGCCGCGCCAGTCGTTCGAATGCCACCAGGCCGCGAACTCGGCGATGCACTCCGGGTCGACTTCGCGCTGTGCCAGATATTTCGCGGCGACGCTGATGCGCTTGGCCAGCATCGGCACGCGCTCGTCCATGGCGCATGCGCGAGCGACGGCGACGAAGCAGTCGCCGTAGAGCGTGCGCCGCTGCGGCTCGGCTGATCCGGATTCGTCAACCGGCTGATCGGGAGGAGCGACGCGCGAAGGCGCGTCAGGCTCTTGTTTCTTGGTTCTTGTTAATTGGTTCTTGTTAGCCTTCGATGGCGTGACGGACTGTGGTTCACGCGGTGACGGACTATGGTTCACGCGGTGCATTAGTGCGTCGCGTGACGGACTGATCATTGCGTCGTCGTGCGCATTAGTGCGCGGCGTGACGGACTGTGGTTCACGCGGTGACGGA